ATTCTTTAATCGAAATGCATAAGCTTCTTGACGCATAATACTAAGAATAATTAAGATATTTATAAACAAAAAATATTTTTTACGCAAAAAATTGATTCCACCGTTTCAGTAAAACCCAGTATTCAATCATATTGTTTAAGATGTCCGCTTCAAAGATTACCGCTCTTGAGTCTCGTGTTGACGCGCTGGAGAAGAAGCTTGCTGCTATGGAGGAGCTTCTAAATGCTAAGAAGACTACATCTACTACTAAGGATTCTAAGGAGTCTAAGCCTGCTAAGGAGCATGTGAAGCGTGGTCCTAATGCGTGGTCTCTCTTTGTAAAGCATGTTACCGCAGACATGAAGAAGGCAGCGCCTGATACAAAGCTCCAGCTGCCTCAGATCGCATCAGAGGCCAAGAAGCGTAAGGAGGCTGGCCAGTACGATGAGGCACATTGGAAGGCAGAGGTTGAGAAGCTGAAGACTTCTGAGTAAAACCAAATATAAAAAGATAAAAAAGCACAAAAAACAAATAAAAAATTGATCCAAACAAACGCTTTTTTATTAGTATTTAAAATGAGTACCACTCTCAATAATATAAAGTTCTACATTGATAAACGCTATGAACTTCAATTGTTATATGAAACTCTTCGTATTATGTGTGATGATCCTATTTTAGAGCATAAAATTAAAATAGAATTAGATCTACATACTAAACATCTTATTTATTTACGTAATTTGTATACAATAGAAATGGTTCAGAAGCAATATCAATCACAAAGACTTATGGCAAATAATCTACGCATTATTAACTCATACATAGATAAAAGGTTTAAGCATAAATAATATACTGAATCAGATGGAATATAAAAGACCTGGTGGAGATATAACAACATTATTAGATTTAACATCACGTGATGAAGAAGATAATGATTTATTTCCTTTAACTACAAATCTAACATGGTTTACAAGAAGTTCTGAACGTAGAACAATACCTTTTGTTCCAGTAATTCAAGACTTTCCTTTTCGTGGACCCGCTCTATACGGACAACGTTTTACATTTGATATTGGATCATTGCCATGTGGAGATATTATGCTAGCTACTGCTATTCAAATACAACTATCTCATTGGCTTGATCTAACAACACAATTAAATGTAGCAAGTGGTAAATATACGTATGATTCTCCAGCAAATACTTTTTTCTTTGCAAACTCTTTTGGATCATGTATTATTGAAAAAGCAGAATTAGAGTTAGAAGGTGTTACAATAGAAACAATTGATGGTGATTTTATAAACATATTTAGTAATCTTAACGCAGATTTGAATACACAATATGGTATTGCATCTGATTCTCTGGGATCTGTTTCTATACCCGATTTAATGAATTGGAATGTAAAAAGAAATTATCCTGTTGAAGATGGAAATATATTTTGTTTACTCCCATTTTTCTATATGCGTAATCGTTTACGCGAAGGGTTACCAATGGTTGCACTAAAAGAAGGATCTGCTCGTATTCATATTATATTTAGACCTTTTGAACAAGTAATAAGACAATTAAGAGGATATCGTGATACTTGTACTAGTACTCCTCTTAGTCAAACTATTTCATTTAATTCTGGATCTATTATAAATAATGTAAGTCAAGTACAACCAGATTTCCAACAAGTAAAACTTATTACTTATGGCGCTTATTTAGATGGTATTGAAAGAAATAAAATGTTACGCGATCCTTTTGAGCACATAATTAGAGAAGTTCAAACATTTAGATTTGATGAACCATTAAAATATGCTATAAATAAAACATCAAATGATACTGTTACAATACAACTGCCATTAGAAGCAAATCATCCATTAGAAGAAATTGTTTGGTTTATACGAAGAACAGAGGTTAGTAACAATAATGAATGGACTAATTATAGTAGTGTTCTTGAACGAGAATATGATCCTATATATAAACCATTTACCCCTTTGTTAAAACGTGCTGTAATACAAGTCAATGGACAAACATTATGTGATGCGCCAGAACAATATTATAGACAGTTAATAAGTAATCATCATAAAGGAGGAATAATACCATATAAAAAATTCATATATGGATATCCATTTGCAAATCATCCTGTAGAAGAACATCAACCTTCTGGTTCTCTAAATGCATCTCGTATACAAAGCATACGTTTAGTGTTAGAAATACAACAACCATCTAGTATTTATAATAATGGATGGGAAGTAAAAGTATTTTGTAACGGTCTCAATTGGTTACGATTTGAAAACGGTATTTGCAATAAATTATTTACTGATTAATACTTTTACAAATTTATACGAAGTGATTGGAAGTCTTGTAAATGGATCTTTTTTACCCAATGCTAAGAATTTGTACACTTCACTTGTAGAATATATATAATTTTTATTATTATTTAAAATATAATAATAATCATTAGTGTTATAAGAATCAAATAATATAGGTGTATGATCCTCTTCAGATACTTTTAGTATTAGTGCATTAAGTTTCTCATAATATAGTTTAATGGATTCACACGTCATTTTGTATTTTTATTTTATTTACTATTTATTTCAATTTTATGTTTATACTTTACTATAGACAAATACTTTAGAATCATTCGACCATGCCATTGGTAAAGACATATAATTTAATTGTTGAAATCTATTATTATTTATTTGTTTAGAACATACAATAATAGAACCATTTTGTAATTCATTTGATAACTTCTCAAATAAATAATAATTCTCTTCATCACTAAAAAATTCATTAATTATGAGTAACCAGCATGCATTAGAATAATTAATGTTTTGATCAATCATTGATATACATAAGAATTCAATACGTTTTCTCAATGATTCATCACGAATATGTTGTAAAGCAGTATTTGCTAAAACAATCTTTTCTGGAACAATTTCAATACCGACACCTTTTAAATAATTATTTTTTGTTGTTATTCCAATCACGACTTTACCACTAGAAGAACCAATATCATAAAAATTACGATATGGTGATGCTATTTTAGATAATGGCGCATATTTAGAAAAGATTTCATATAATATTGGTATACTTTCTTGTGGCAATTCTTCATTACAATATGTATTATTAGAATTATATGCTCTAGCATATAATGTTTTTTGTCGTTTTAATGTCTTTTTACGATGTATTGGCATTCGTTTCACTGCTTGTTGTAGTTGGTTGTCGTTGTTGTTGTTGTCGTTGTCTTGCATCTGAATTTAGATATCCAAAAAAAGATATAAATAAACCCTACTTGAATTATTAGATGGTTGCCTCGTTGCTCCGTATTTTACATAGTGGAGTTCAAGATGGTCGCCTATGTACACCAAAAGGGCAACCTAATATTGCAATGTTTACAAAAGTATTTATCCGTAGTGGTAGATTTACAACGCAATGGGTTCGCTTAGATTTCAATAAAATTCCTAATTTAGCAAATACATGTACATTGATAATTCCCCGTAAAGGACATTTGGTTACACGATTATATCTAGTTACGACAATGCCTGATATTGCTACACAACAAAACAAAGCAATTGCTGCTGGTGGAGCTAATTTTTATGGACCATATTTTGGATGGACCAATAGTGTGGGTCATGCATTGTTACAAGACGCAAGTATACATATTGGTGGTTCAAGAATTGAACGCCTTGATGGTAAACTATTAGAAATATATGATGAATTTTATACACCACTTGAAAAACAAAACTCTATGAATAAACTTATTAAGAGAAAACAAAATGGTTTTAGTTATACTAGTTTTGGTATTGATGAAAATCCTGCAGTTGTAGTAACACCATTGCCATTTTGGTTTAGTTGTGGTGATAGTGGTTTAGCCTTACCGATTGATGCTATACAAGCAGATCCAGTTCAATTATCAATAACTTTCAATCCTATTAATAACTTATATGTATCATCCGCATATCAGTCACTACCATCTGCTGCATCTGCTGCACCTGTTGCAGGTGATGCTTATTTTCCAATGAGTAACTCTAAATTCTATACAAAAGATATTACTGGTTCTAATGTATACGGATTATGTGGAAATCCTAATATAGCAACAATAGTAAAAGAAATACCAAATATTACAATGCCAAATAGTTTTTCACTAGGTGATACATATGTATTGGCAGAATATGTTTATTTAGATAAACCTGAAGCAAATAGATTTCGTTTATCTGATATTAAAATACCAATTGTTCAACATTATCCATTTGATCCAGTAGATACTCAAAATTTAAATCAAATAAATTACAAATTTAGTGTACCAAATCCAACAAGAAATTTATTCTTTTATTTAAATCGCTATGAAGCGTTGCGATACAATGCCCCATTTTTAGGTTGTAGAGATTTGAGTGGTGCTGGTGTTGCAGATACTCTTATTGGAGCGCCAAAACCATTAACACCATGGTGGCCTGATGCGTCAGGATTAGAATATTCACAAATTTATAATACAATTCGATCTGGATTTTCTACACGTGATTCTGAACCATTGTCTAAAATTGCTTTAATGTATGAAGGAAAATTACAGCGATATGCTACTGATTCACCATCATTCTTTCGTTCTATTTTACCTTCGTTAGAAATGAGAAAGAGTCCATGGGTAAATAGATATTATTATACACTTATGTTTGGCTTTCAACATGGTTTATTACCTCCTAGTTTACCATCTGGTGAAGCAAACTTAGATAAGATTCTCAATATTGAATTGCAATTAAAGTTGCATGCCAATACTGGTAGTATAAATCCAAATAATGTCAATAGATTCTATTTAAATCTATGGGCTGAAACATATAATATATTACGTATTTATTCGGGACGAGCGGGATTATTGTTCGCGTACTAATCGTGTACGATTAGGATAGCTTATATTTTTATTAAAAATATTAGCGTACTAATCGT